TTACGAGTATGGTTTTTTCCTTGATTTGAGCTGTAAAAGACCTTGATTTGATGCTATTTTGTGAAATAGTATCTTCTATGACAAAGGTATTAGAATCTTGTCTAATAGTGTCAGAATAGGCTTTTATGGTGTTATAATCCCTTAAAACAAAGACAGTATCATGTACGTAATTCTGTACGGAATCTAGTACAATATAAGGAATCGAGTCTCCTTTCACCCACCTGGTGGTCACGTTGGTTCTATAAATCGTGTCATGAATCTCTTTAATCTTGTTATAGTTCCTTAGATCACTAAAGTCATACTTAACGTCTGACTTATGCGTATATTCATATAGATACACGCATCCAAAGAAGCTAACAATAATGATTAAATAGTCCTTAACAGTCCTCATTATGCCTATGGGTTAGTAAAAGGTAAAGGCAAAACTATCAAAGGTGGGTTAACTTGATTCTCTATTTGAGCATCTAAATTAAGGTCTAAAGCTGCAACATCTATTGAAGCATCCAACCAACCACAAACAATGTCATAGGTTAAATCCTCGTAAGGGATAAAGTTAGTAACATCATCCTTTGAAAATGATTGTGCGCCGTAAACCGAAGCAAAGTATTCTACTCCGTTAATTGTTTCTTTAGCGTTACGATTCCAATGTGCGACTACCACAAAGTCTGTTAAAGTTCCATCTTGTGGAACGCAGTCTAATTGATTAATGTACCAATATTTCATATTATTTTATTTTAAATTGTGGATTTTTATCTTTTGGTAAATGGTATAAAGGCAATTCTACTATTTGATATTTTTTATAAACAGATGGATAATTTGTTTTTATAACTATACCATATAGTGTTTTAAACAAAACTATCCCAAATATATCATAAGCATTATTTGTATATATCCCTATCATTATTTATTTATTATTGCTTTTAATTCTTCTATTTGTGTTTGTTGCTCTTGAATTGCCTTTACAAGTATTGGTACTATTTTAGAATAGTCAACACTTTGCATTTCTTTGTCATCTTTTTCTCCTGTAACTGCATAAGGTAAAATTTCTTTTAACTCGTGAGCAATCACACCATACATTCTTGACTTATCCGATTTCCATTCGTAATCATAGGTTTTAATTGCAGAAACTAATTCTAATCCATTATAATCTTTTAAGTCTTGTTTTAATCTATAATCGGAAGTTACGTTAAAAAATGTAGCAGAACCATTTGTAGTAATTGAACCCACTTGTCCGTTTGGATTAAAATATGCTTGCATTGTTGCACTAATAGTAGTACTAACACCTTGAAAAATAATTGCTCTGCCAAATGAAGCAAGACCTATTGCAGTCCCATAAACCGATGTGCCATTTGGAATAGCAGTTGTTCCAACTAATACATCACCACCGCTTGTGATTCTCATTCGTTCGTTTAAATTATCATTCTCAGCAGTTGAAAAAGACATATAAGCATCTCTTGCACCTCCTGATGAGTAATCTCCCTCTTTTCCAGTTCTAATCATAGAACCAATTTGTCCAGTCAATCCAGAGCCTACTAATTTAGAAACTATGTCAACTGTTTGAGCAGTACTACTTGTTGCACCATAAGTATTCATAAATGAAATAGCCACATTTGTAGTGCTACTTTGTTGAATATCTAAAATGCTACTTGGACTACTCGTTCCGATTCCGACGTTACCATCATTTTTTATATATAATCGTGATGTGCTATTTGCACCATTCGTTAAATCACCATTTATTGCATTTGATTGTCTTATATCAAAATCACCATAAACTTCCGAGTTTGTAAATAAACCCCAATTCCTACTTGCAGCATTAGCGTTGCTTGAATAAAGAAATAATGTCGCAGCTTGTACGTTGTTTATTCTTAAACCATAGTTATTTGTAGTGCCATAAATATCTAAAGGGAAACTTGAACTTGTAAACTTTCCATTGCCATTAACATCTAATAATGCAACTGGACTACTTGTTCCAATTCCAAAACTACCAGAAGAACTCATCCTCATTTTTTCAAATGTACCCGTTCCAAAAACAATAGCACCTGCACTTGTTGATTGATTCGCAATAGCCATATCGCCAGCAGCCGTTCCTGTTATAAAATGATTATTTGCAGTAGCTAAACCAAATACACAAGCTAAAGATGCTGATGTTAAAGTATTACTAAAGGTAATTGCAGGAGCAGTACCAGCAGCCTTAAATTGAGTTGCAGCATTTGTAGAAAAAGCGGTAATAACTGCACTTGGATTAGGTGTTCCTACTCCTAACATTTCAGTACTATTATTCCAAACTAAATTACCCGATTGACTAAAAACACCTCCTGTTTGTGCATAAAATAATCTACCTGCCGTTGCACCTGTCATCGTTATTTGATTAAATGTACCTAAGCCACTAAAAGTTGCAGTAGTACCATTTAATCCACCTGTTAATGTTCCGCCTGTTAAAGGTAAATAACCGCTTAAAGCAGAACTTGTAATATATCCTGCTCCATTTGCTATTTGATTATTGTCAGTAGGAATTGTTATTACCCCTGTTGTGGAATTATAAGCACCACTACCAGCCGTAAAACTTAAAGCTGCCCTTGCTAAAGCATCAGTATATTGAGTAATCGTTGAGGTTATTACACCTGTTGTATTATTGTAGCTTATTCCTGTACCTGCACTTAAAGCTGCTCTTGCTCTTGCATCCGTAAAGTAAAGGTTTGTACCTTCTGTTACTTGTGTTGTTGTATAATCACCACTTGCAGCAACAACTGCACCTGTTCTACCGAATACACTTGTAACAGGATATGAAATATCAGTTGTTAAAGCTAAAGTACCTCCAGTTGCAGGAAAAGCATAAGAATTATTATTTGCAGGAAAGTTTAAATTATTAGTATAATTTGTACCACCACCTGTTCTATATGTAATTGAAAGTCCTGTACTATTACCACTTAACGCAGCATAATAAATACTTGTAATAGGTGGAATTGCACCATTATATAAAGCAATACCATAATTTGCACCAATAGCATCATTAAATGTTTTTGAACCTGCTATATTTTGAGTAGATGTTGTTATTAAACCTCTTGCAGTTGGACTTGCATCTGGTATGTTAAAAGTATGTGTAGCAACACTTGAAACAATGTTAAAGTCCGTTCCACTTGTTCCTGTTGCTAAAAATTGTACTTGTCTTGTTAAGTTATTTAACGAAGTCAATCCCTTTGAAAAGGTTGTAACTACTTGGCACAAATGATTGTTCTCTGTGTGTAAAGTAACTGTTCTACCATCTACGTTTACATAGATTCTAATTGCTATTCTATCAGTTATACTTAAAACACTTGAAGATACTGGAACCGCAAAGTAGTAAGGATTAATAACTGTTCCTTCTGTGATGTACTCTGGAACTCCAACGCTTGTTCCTAATAAGGTAAAAGTTGTGCCATCGTACTTGTAAACCTCTGCATAAGTAAAAGGATTACCTGTATTGTTATTTACACTAAAATAGAACTCACAATTAAAGTTACCAGCAGGTACTTCTAATAAAGCAGGATCATTAGCATCGGTAATGTAACTCGCCACATATCCATTAGCCGAAATAGCAATGTCAGTTCCAGCACCAGCGATAGGTGTTTTGCCTAATTGTCTATAAGCAACCCCTCCTATTGTACCTTGACTTACACTTGAATTTAGATAGTAAGAAACCGAACTACCACCACCTGTTGATGTTGGGAAATCCGCTAAAGTACCATCCCCTCGTACATATTGAGAAGCAGCACCATCTAAAGCAGTTATTACACCACTATTAGCCACTACTGGACCTTGTATATCCCTAATCTTTGCTTCTCCTGATACCTGTAATTGTGAACTCATTTATATCTATTTTATCTATTTGAAAATTGCTCTAACAAACTCATCCGCTTCTAATGCTCTTGCAAAGGTAAGAACTCCTGTAGATGAGTTAAAGGTCACATTCTCACCTGTTGGTACACCTGATGTTAATATAGTTCTAACCTCTATTCCACCTCTTGTAACTGATAAACAAGTAGAACCAATTTGAGTTGAGAAAGTGATCGTAGTTTCACCGCCAAATGCAGTATATTGTTGCATAGTTACGTTTGAACTTTCTATTACTACTCCTGTAGGTGTAACTTGTGTACCTGTAACTGTGTAAGGACCTGTACCTTGTAAAGACACACTATAAGTAGATGCACCTTCAACTGGACCACTCATATCTAAATTAACAATATTAGCAAGACCTGTAAAGACGCTATAACCTAAAGCTCCTGAACCAGTACCATTATCATTATCTATTTGAAACTTAACTATGATTTGTTCCTTAGTTTGTAGCTTATTAAGTAAGAATAAGTAAGAATAATCACTAAGGGCTATAAAACCATCAGCAGATATATTCCAGCTAATCTGAGAGCCCAAGAACTCTTTATATGATTCACTATTTGTAGTAGTTACCTCTACTTGATCTACACTTGTACTAAAAGTACAGTTAGTTGATGCACCAAATGGCACACCTACTGAAATATTAGTTGTAGTTATACCAGGATTAGTTGATTGAGTATATAAGGTTATTTCATTGGTTGTAGTACCTAAGTAAACTACCTCTATAATGATTCTATCTGTAATTGCTAAAACAGTATTATTTACTGTCATATTAGTATTATATATAATCTTACTAAGAGATGTTAAAGTAGTTTCATCCGAAGTTGCCAATAAGGTAGCTGTTGAACCAGCATATTTGTATAGCTTATATTGTACTTTAGCCCCTGCAAAGGCAGTAGCTATAGAATAATAAGCTGAGATACTCCAAGTACCAGCAGCTATTTCTGTAATACTAGGATCACTAGCATCTGTTATAAAAGAAGCTATTACTCCTGCTCCTGTTTTAGTAAAGTTAGTAGAAGTACCAATAATGTCTTCAGTGCTTAACTCCTTACAAGCAAAACCATTTACGGTTATCCCTTGATTAACAGAACCATTAAAATAATATTGTTTGTTTGAATCGTATTTGTATAATACTATATTAGTTCCATTGATTACTGATGCCATTATTTCCTAGTATTTAAGTTTTTGAATATGTCTATTTCTATAGTTGTGCCATTGTAGTTAATCTTCTTTAGTACTGAATCTTGTACTCCTTGTTTTAAATCCCATTTAAAGGACTTTAATAAGTATGTATAAGTATTAGCACCATCAAAAGAATATGTAAACTTGCTATCTAACCAATACCCTATGCTTTTAAACTGACCTTCTATTACTGTTTGGGTCTTTACTTGGTCAATACCAATGTCCTCAGCAACTAATGTAAACAACTCTTTTACACCTGATGTATTTCTTCCAAATTGATTAGCAAACCCACTATTGTTACTTGTAGTGTACATACCAACATAAGAAGAAGCTGCTACATCTTTAGGTTCATTTGCAACTCTAGCAACAGAATCGGTATTCTTAAATATGTCATTATACATAAATCCTAAAGAGAAGTTTTCTCCTTCTTCAGGCTTAAATTGAGAATCTATGCTACCAATCTCTCTGTAAGAGTCATAATTATAAATTTGAGATACAGGACCTACATTTTGAACTAAGAAATAGTAAAGTTCTAAAAATGGATCTACACCTGTTTCTAATGGTCTATAAATTATGAAGTCAATAGAACCATCAATAGGAACTAATACTTGCTTAGGGAATCCTACAGGATAATCATTAAGATATACTGTAGTAGTTGTAAACTCACCACTATTATTAAGGTATTGTGCAGCAGAGTTATCAGAAGGTATAATCCTAACCCAATATCTAGCCGTACAGTTAAATTTATAATCTAACCATCTTACATTTAAATAATCACCAGCTTTTACATCATTACCAAAAGACCTAATTGCCCTATTGGTTTCACCAGAATTTGTGGTAGTATCTGTTGTAAATAACCCACCATTTGTAGGGTCAAATTTTGAAACTACCATACCAGTTTCTATCCAAGCATCCACATTGTTAGTACCTGACCAAGATAAAAACCAACCATTTGCTGCAAGTTGCTTAACATTATAAATTGGGCTAAATTGAGTATAAGACTTTTGAGCTCTATTAAAGCTAACTAATAATGATTGACCAATTTCTTTAAAGTTATTAGTACTATCTATGCTAACCGAAATAGTATTATCTACTGTTTGTGTAGATTGATAAACTCCTGAACTATTATAAACATAATAAGCTATGCTATTTTCTCTAGTCAAAGCACCATAACAAGTTAAATACCACTTATCTTCCTTATAAAAGCATTCCCAACCAAATCTATTACATATATATTCCAATATGTCATAGTAGTTTAAATACTCTCCATATTGCTCCATTAAGTAGTTTTTCTTTAGGTACATATTTTCTATGTTCCTCGATGGTATGTTTGCTGTTTTATAGTATTCATTAATCCATACGTCAAAAGTAAATTCGGTCTTAGAAAAACAGTCAATAATCAAGTCTTTTAAACTTACCTGATCTTCTGAATTAAAACCTATTCCAAATGTTACATTCGAATAATATTTTTTATTCTTAGTCCTAGCTAAACCATCAACAAATGATAATGACAAACTATTAAGGTTTACAGGAGAATATTGTACGCTGTCTACAGGTATAAAAAACCCTCTCCATATTACAGTACCCCATGTGTAAGAACCATTATAAGTTCCTTTTGTAACAACTATCATGAAGTCATTATCATCAGCAGTAAAGAAGTCTTGTAATAATTCGGAATAATTAGTGCTTTGAAATTCGTTCTTTACTATATTTAAAGTTGCCCTTGTGGCAAGTAATGGCGTATAGGCATTCCCATCTGTATCTATAGTTTCTATGATAAAAGGACTATTAGATGCGGTTAATGGATATATAGTTGCGCTAGAATAGCCGTCTTTGTAAATCTGAGCCCTATAGGTGACGTTTGTATCACCAGGCTTGGCATATACATCATCAAATATAATCTCGTATTTTGGGTTTATAAATGCCATTAGAAAGTATTATTATTTGTTCTACCTGCTTTGTTCATTAATATTAATAAGTCGTTACCGCTTATTCTAGCTTCTAAAGTACCGCCACCTTCGCCCATAAGTGATTTAAGCTTATCTAAAGGAGCTACAACTTCAGGGTTTCGACTAGCACCAGGATATTCACCCATAAGACCTAAAGTTGGACCTGATATAATACCTCCATCAGCAAACTCTTTAGGACCTGCAGTACTTCTTTTCTTGTTTATTTGACCCTTTAGAGCAAATCCTGCCGCAACTGCTGCGATACCTAAAATTAATCCACCTTTTACATTTCCACTTTCTATAGCCTTTTTAGCAGCTTGAACAAGAGATGAATATAATATCAATGCTTTACCTATTGAAATTAAAGCATCAGCTAAGATTGTTCCTAGTGTTCCTAGATTAAATTTACCAGTAGTAACTAATTCGCCTAAGCTTTCCCCAATTCCCTCAAAGGTAGATTGTAAAGTATTTCTTAATATATCATCTATTGTGGTAGATAAATCACCAAGACCTGTTAAAGAACCTTGAAGTTTTAAAATTGCAGCATTTATTGCTTCTAAAGCCTTTACATTACCTGCAGCAAATACTTGTGCAAATTGTAATTGCTTAATCTTATTTTTAGTATCCTCTTGTTGAAAAGCAACATTACTCTTATGCA